AAAAGGCAAAAAATCATATTTGAAAGTGTATAATAAAACAAAAGAATTGAATTATAATTATTTGTGGGTATTTGATAATGTACTGCAAAAAATCATTTTCGAAAATCTTAACAAACGTCAACGCTGGCTAATTGATTTATATTACTACAGATGTTTTGATATTGATAGAATATGTCTTATTCTAGGGTTTAAGGATAGAACTGCATTTAATAAAGAAAAAAGCAGGATAATCAATATTTTAAGAAATATATTGCTTAGCGATTATGACTTCTATATTAAGGCAAGTAGTTTGAGATATTGGCTTAGGAAGACAGCAAAAAAATACCTTTGCGAAAAAATGCAAGATTCTGTTTACTTATATATGGAAGGGTAATTTGAGCAAACAAATACAACATTTTATTCTATTGTCAATAGTATATCAGAATGTGATTGATGTTGTCAATATTAATTTGAATAATTTTTTTGAAAATTATCCACGCTAGGGTTTCAATACATTATCTGAAATTCTTATGATATTGTATAAATACGTTCCTTTCGTTAGAGGGGTACTGCAAGCAAAGTACCCTTTTATATTTATTTTTTTTTTAAATGCAAAAAATAAAAATAAAAAAACGGTATCAATCCCGCAAGGGTTGATATATATTCTCCTTTCGTGCAGCTATGCCAGATGAGAACAGTATGCTCATAAGTGGTAGTTTTTTACCGTTTTTTGCGTGGGTTCGAGTCCCACCCCTTCGACACAAAAGAAAAAAAACGGTGCTATTCCAGTTTATTGCTTATAGGGGGAGTCAAATTGGCTTCCTCTTTTTTATTTTTTCGGTATCAACAGCTATATGCTGATGATATATAGACCAGACCAATGTTTTACAAATTCACCACCCTATAATATAAAGGAGGAAGCATTAAGAATGATTGAACTAACAAAGGAAAGCTATTCAAAAGAAGAAGTGCAGGAAATGCTTACAGATTATCAAACAAAAATATCAGACATTGAAAAACAAATTGCCGATTTTGAAAGCATGAAAAATCAGTATGCAGAACTACAAAAAGATAACCTTACAACACAGATTAAACTTGAAGCTACAAAAGCAGGGTTAGATGTCGAACAGGTATTTGATTTGATTGACGCAGATTCATTAGAAAAGGCACAAGAAAAAATTAACAAATTGGTTGAACTGAAGAAAAAGCAGGATATAGAAAATTCCTACAAGCCGAATGACCACAAAGCAGATGACAGCTATTCGGTTGCAGAGAAGGAAAAAAATGTAGAGGGTATGATTTTTTCAAAACTATCAAAAATTTTCGGATAATGGAGGATGATTAGATATGATAAAGACAAGTAATTTTACACAGCATGAAAATATTGACTTATCAAAGGAAATTGCTTTAGTTACACCTACAGATACACCTTTTACTACACTTTTAATGAATAAGAAACTTGTAGAAACTGCTGGAAGCGTAACCATAAACTGGAGGGAAAAGACCCTTGATGATACAGCAGATATTTCCAAAACAGAAGGATTTACCGTTGATACTTTTGTTTCCAGTGGTAGAGCGGAAAAATCAAATGTAATGGAAATATTCTCAAAAGCAGTACAGGTAAGCGGTTCGGCTCAAGCAAGTAATGTAACTGGTATTAATGACCTTTTTGCAAGTGAAATTAACGACAGATTGACAGAACTTAAGGTGAATATTGAAAAGAAGATGCTTGCACCTAGTAATTACAATGATGGTAGCACAGAACCATATATACGCAGGATGAAGTCCATTTTTGAACAGGTTGACCCTGCAAATGTAGTTGATATTAACACAGCACCTACACAGGCAGATTTTAAGGCAGTTGTCAAGAAGTTGTGGGATGCTGGTTTAGGTTCAAATGAATTCTATGCTTTTGTAAATGCGGACTTCAAGGAAATTATAGATGGTTTCTATGCAAACCAGATTAATTACAATATGCCTATGGATACCTTTGGCTTTGTTGCTAATAAGGTTATTACAAATTATGGAGTTGTAAACGTGGTATTAAATAGACATATGCCCGTTGACAAGATATTGGTTGTTGACCCTGCATATTTGAGATTAGTTTATTTACGTAAACCTGCCTTTGAAATGCTTGCAAAGGATGGCGACAATATCAAAGGTATGGTAATTACTGAATGTTCATTAAAGGTACTTAATAGTAAAGCGGTTGCAGTTGCACAATAATTCATCTTTATAATATCTGAAGGAAGTTGGGTTTAGAGGAAAGGACTGCTTTAAGCGGTTCTTTTCTCTTTTTATTTTTTAAAGCAAAAAAAATAAAAAATTGAAGGTGATTGATATGATGTTTGAAAAAAGACAAGATTACAAGGTTTGGAGAAAAAAGCATAATATACGACTTTGGGATGTTGCAAAATATATAAATTTAAGTGAAGGAACAATTTCCAGGTGGGAAAATGACATGCGAGATCTACCGGATTGGAAAGTAGAACTGTATGATAGATTCATCAGGGAACATGAAAGCAGGAGGATTGAACATGAAAAATAATATACCAGTTTATTCAAGCAAACTAGCAAAAATTCTTTGTAATAAAGGGTATCCCATTATTGATTTAGCCATAAATAAAACAAATAACAAGAGTTTAGTATTCTTTTTTGAGAACAGAGAAGAAATTTTGCAAGCGATTAAGGAATACGAAAGTATAACAAAACAATACAAGCAACAAATAAAAGAACAACTAAAAGGAGGAAATATTTATGAATAATAGTGTAATTATATACATACCTAGTTTAGCCAGACATTTGTTCAAAAAAGGTTTCAAATTGATTGATTTTAAAGCTGACAAAAAAAATTATGTCGCAACAGTATTCTTTTTTGAAAACACAGAAAAAATTTGGAATGAAATAGAAAATTTTAAAAAAGAAAGGAGAACAGATATTCATGAGAGCGGAAGAAATACAAAAAATACTAATGGAAGATAATGGAGGATTTATTGCAGTAAATAAAAATTTAATCGCAGCTATCGGATTAAATGAAGCAATTGTATTTAGTGAACTTGTATCAAAATATAATTACTATGAAAAAGAAAATATGCTAAATAATGGATATATGTATTGTACTTATGATGACCTTAGAATTTCAACAGGATTATCTCAAACAGCACAAACAAATGCTATTAAAAATTTAGAGAAGTTGAATTTGATAAAGTGCATTATTACAGGCTTCCCTAAAAAGCGATATATAACTGTTTTACATGCTGAATTAAGCAAATATCTACAACAAGGAAAAGAAAAAATAGAAAAATTAAAAGCAAATATAAGACGTAATCAGTTTATTGATATCAATAAAATGGATATCAATACTATGGATATCAATACTATGGATAACAATACTATGGAAAACAATACTATTGATAACAATATATCAGTATATCGAAATCAATATAATGATGTATCTAATCAGTTTATTGATATCAATACTATGGATATCAATAATATGGATAACAATAATATGGATATCAATACTATTGAAAACGATATGCAGTATATTGAAAACGATATGCAGTATATTGAAAACGATATGCAGTATATTGATATCAATATGCCATTATATACAAATCAATACCGAATAATAAATAATAATAATAATAAAATAAATAATAATAATAATAAAATAAATAATAATAATAAAATAATAAAAGAAATTAATAATAATAATATAAATAATAAATTAATTAATAATCCTAAAGAAGAAATTAATTCTCTTTTAGATACTAAAGAGAAAAATATTAATAATTATTCTTTAGTAATTCAGAAAGATTCTATAATTGATTATTATTTTGAAAAATATAATGATACTTACAATAGAACACATGATAATATTGATAAAGAAAAAATATCTTCTAAAATTGATGATTTATCTCTTAGTTATAATATTAATAGTGGAACTTGGATTAAATTGATTGATTATCATTTTTCTCTTAGTAACATAGAAACCAATGGAAGTATTGATGATTTTTTGAATGATAATATAATTAAAAAATATCTTGATAGTATAAATAATGATTCTTTAGATACTAAAGAAGAAAACAATGATAATATTCCTTTAGTTGTAGATAAATATTATGAAGATGAAATAGGATATTCGGGTGTAGATAATAATATCAAAGATATATTGCAATACTTTGTTAATAAGTATTTTGATTATTATGGTTGTAAATATTCTGAAAAAGAAACATTTTATACAAATGACATTAAAAAGTATGCAAAATCAATATATTCCTTTAGTAGTGATTTCGGTATAGAAGCAACTCTTGATTATTGGAAAAAGAAAATAGATGTATTTTTTACATTAGACGAATATAATAAAACATTGGATACATTTTTACAGTTCGATGTAATTAATCATATACTTAATTCTATATATTATGAAGAGTATGAAGAATATGAAAATAATGATTTGCCTTTTTAGTTTTAGCAAAAGCAGGTAATGTTTTTATATTACCTGCTAATTTTTAATTTATTTAAATTAATTCTAAATAAGTGAAAAACAATTTTTAGAATATCAAAGAAACGGAGGAATGAATATGGCTAGGCAAATATCGTTGTTGAATCAAGCGTTGAAACAATATTGGAAAAATACAACTACATATCCAAAATATGCGTATTTTATGTGGAGGAATAAACTTGCTAATTCGAATAGAGATTTTGCTGATTTTACAGAGCAAGATATTATTGACAAATATTGCAAGGGTAGTTTGAAAAAATATGGGAATTTGAAGCAGTGGGAAAATACCGAAGAATATGCAGAGTTAATGAATTTGTTGTTGTTAGAAAAAAGCAATAAGGATTTTGTAGAAATTTATAATGCAGTTTCAGAGAAAGCAAAACAAGGCGATGATAAAGCAATTAAGACATTTTTAACGTTAAAACAAGAATTAGAAAAAAATTATAAATCCACTAAAAAATCAAATAAAGCAGAGCAGGAAGAAGTAGAAGAAGATGACCTAGTATTAGAATAAACCTTTGTACGCTTTTTATTTTTAATTTTAAGACGTTTTTTTAGGCAGGTAATGTTTTATATTACCTGCCTTTATTACGTCTTTTAAAACAAAAATAAACAAAAATAGGACTATATAACAAAGAAGGTGAGAAAGTGCCAAAGCTAACTAGAGAAGAAAAACTAAGAAGAATAAATGCTGATCCTGCTTTATGGTTGAAAAACTTTGTAAAAATAGATTGTAACGGGGAATTAGTACCTTTTGTTGTAAATCCAGAGCAAAAAGATTTTTTAAACAGTATGGATAGATATAATATTATCCTAAAGTCAAGGCAAATTGGTTTTAGTACCTTGTCCTTAGGTTTAATGCTTTATTATGCCTTTCAATTGCCGAATTCTAATTATCTAATGCTAGCACAAAGCGAAGATGCAACGCAGAACTTATTTACAAGATTAAAATTGATGTATGAAAGTATCCCAGAAAAATATAGGATTGGTTTCCGCAAAAATAATGAGATGGAATTACTTTTGGAGAACAATTCACGAATAGCAGTCAAAACAGCAAGCAAAATGAAAGCCGAAAGTGCAGGAAGAAGTTATTCACTGACAATGATACATTTATCAGAGTTTGCTTTTTATGACGAAAAATTCCAAGAAAAAGGATTACTAGCGTTAGAAAATGCTTTGATAAAAAATAAAAATGCAAGAATAATAATTGAATCCACAGCAAATGGACTAAATTATTTCTATTATCTTTTCAAAGATGCAATAGCAGGAAATTCAAAATATAAGGCATTTTTCTATAATTGGCTAGGTGAAGGTGCTAAAAAGCAATTCAAGTATGAATACGAATTAGCTAAAAATTGGTATAAAAAGGGAAGTTTAATAAAACATCTTTATGATGATGAAATGAATGATACAGAAAAGAAATTATATGGATTAGGTGCTACAAAGGTTCAATTAATTTGGAGAAGGTGGAAGTTACAAGACATTACAGAAGAACAATTCAGGCAAGAGTATCCCGCAACATGGCAGGAAGCATTTGTAAGTACACAGGAAAGTGTATTTGACCAAAAACAATTAAATGATAGATTACTATTTATTCCAGAGCCAATTAAAAAAATAGACGATTTACCAGATATACTTTATCCTTATTTAGGCAATAGTTTATTTATTTATCAGTTGCCAAAACCTAAAGAAATGTACTTTGCAGGTATAGATACTGCTTCAGGACTTTCAAAAGATGGTGACTTGTCCGCTATGTCAATATTGGATTCAAGCGGTGAACAAGTTGCGGTATTTTATCAATCAGGAATACCTGTTTACAAATTTGCGAATATAGTTAATGAGTTAGGAAACTACTTTAATTACGCTTGTCTTATGATTGAAAGAAATTCATACGGACTAGACCTAATCAATCGTTTAAAACGGGAAATAGGATATTTAAACCTGAACAAAACTAAAAAGTGGGATAAGACCACAGGCAGGAAAACATTGGAAATTGGTTGGAATACCGATAATGTTTCAAAATCAAAGTTAATACAGGACTTCAAAGAAGCGTTTGAGGAAGGAATTATACTTATCAATGACAGAGAAACATTACAGCAAATGCAAATTTATATGGAGAAAAATGGCAAGCTAGGTAATGTAAGAGGCAAAAATAACTTTGACGATCTAGTAATAAGTACAGCATTGGCATTACAGAGTTTAAAATCAGGCAGGTATTATGTTTAGACAATCAAGGAGGTTTTTATGATAGTACCTAAGGAAAAAATAAAAAAAGAAGAATTAATATATCCAATAAAGTTTTATCTAAAAAGCAAAGTATTAAGCAAAGAAATACTTGTCCATGTTGATGAAAGCCAATGTATGGACTTCATGGATTGGTTGAACAGGAACAAATACGCAGAAAATATTCAATCATGGGAATTTTTTGTATTTGATGATATAAAAACAAAAGAAAATATAACCATAATGAGAAATGAAATACAAGCGTTTAAAATGCCTAGAGTGCAGGAAATAGACGCAGATAATTACAGAATTACATTACAGGTAGGAGGGTTTTAATTATGACGTTGAGGGAATATATAAAAAAATATTATGATGGTTCAAATAACTGGTTTCAAGATGAAGTGACAAAACAATGGCATTTTGAAAGAGTACAAAACATATTGGATTTGAAGGAATATTTAAGCGGAAAACATGCTATTCTAAATAGACCTAATGAACAATACAACGGTAAACCTTATAAAACAAGAAAAATCGTATTACAGTTAGCAAAGACCTTGCTTAATTTTGAAACATCATTTCTTTTGAAAAATCCTGTAACACTCATAAGTGATGATAAAACTACGCTAGAAGCATTTAAGGAAGTGTATGAAAAAGCCAGGTACAATTCTATTGATTTCAAAATTCTTGATAAAGTAGTTAAATACGGTGAAACATATGAGTACATTTTTATCTCCGAAAATGGAAATATAACAAGCAGAATAATACCAGCAGAGGATAGTTACCCAGTTTTTGACGAAACAGGGAATATGATTGCTTTTATTGAATTTTATACTATTGACGGAATATCATACTATATTTTGTATACAGAAAATGAAGTTATACGATATATAGATGATGATGGATTGAAACTTACAGGAAG